AGCGAAGGACAGGCCGGGCCTGAAGCAACAACTGGAAGAACAGCGTGCGTTGCTGGATATGCTCGAACCTTACCTCCAGCAGTAACGACTGCGGAAAAACTCGAAGAGCGACTTGGTATCGCAATGCTAAAAGAGGCTCTGAACAACCCCCGAATACCTAACCCCGAAAAATGGCGACAAGCCACTGCATTAGCCCAAGCTCGCCGCGCTCAACTTACAAAAGAGCGTCGGGAGCGTGTAAGGGTTTACGCCGAAGAGGGTGAAATGACAGTTTCGCAGGTCGCAGAGCTGGAGCGCTGTGTCCAGACAACTATTCGTGCCGACTGTCAGGTGATGGGCGTTAAGTTAAAGGCGGGTGCGGTAAAAGTCACGACGTATCAAAAGGACATCGCGGCACGTCGAGAGGTGCTGGAGGGATTGGCAAAAACTGGAATGACACGTCAGGCGGCAAGCGTTGAACTGGGCGTAAGTGAAGCCACGGTTCGGAGAGATATAATGATAATGAGGATAAAGTGGTTGGGAGATAACCGATGAGCGACCGCAGAATACTAATGCTGGAAAACAATCTGAACGAGGCACGCACGCTGATTAGCGTCTTGCAGGGCAAAGTCGCACGCCAGCGCGATGACATAACTCGGATGCGCAACCGCGTAGACACGTTGATGCTGGATAAAAAAGAAATCACAAAAAAACTTAACGAGCTGAGGGAGGCGTCCGATGATTAAGACCTTGACCGATGCGAAAACTGAGTGTGAGCGCTGGTTCGCTTACCTTCAGTCGCAAGAGGACCAATCTAAAAAGTTGCAGAAATTGGCCGCTGATAGGCGGGCTGGCCGCTGCGACGCTCTGGAAGGTGAGCGGCGGCGCAATGCGATACAGGGCAACGGGTTGACCGTTTATGATGGTTCTGACTTGGCCGATGCGGTGCGCGTCCTGTTGAAAAACATTACCCATAATGGGGAACCGTCTGGTGAATAAGAATATCCTTTCCACCAAAGTTAAAATTATTTGCATCAAAGGAGGGCGCAAAATGACTGATAACAGAAGACACCCAATTAGTGAGCATACGAAAACCATCTGGAGACTGTCCAACGAAGGCATGCCCCAACGGGAGATAACCAAACTACTTGGCCTCAATCGAGGTGTAGTCAGCGGTGCGGTAAATCGCGGGCGCAAATCTGGCCACTGCAATCAAAAGGTGAAGACAAAGGAAACTGTGCGCAACTTGTCCCCACTCACTTACGGTTACATTGGTCAAATTATAGGGGCGTTGTCGATTGAGCAGCTAGAGTGGCTGATGGTAGAAGCGGAAAAGGTTGGCTATAAAACGGCAGCCGAGTACGTGGCGGAGATTGTGCAAGACGCATATGAGGAAGCACACCAAATGGAGAGCGACCAATGAATAGAGACTATATACTTAACAAAGCGATGCAGTGTATCACTGTAGATCGAGCCGCAACGCATGGCGACGCCGAGGACTCATTTTCTGAGATTGCAAAGCTGTGGTCATGGTGGATCGACAATCGCACTATCCCAGAGGCAGAGCTGCTTCCAGAGGACGTGGCCATGATGATGGCGCTGTTTAAGATTGGCCGCATCGCCGGTAATCCGACGCATTATGACAACTATGTTGATCTCGCTGGTTACACGGCACTCGCAGGCGAAATATCAATGCAGGAATAGTCCCGCTATATCATCGTCTTCGGCCTGTTGAGTGAAATCTTCGGGCCGAAGCGTAATTGTAATTTTGTTTATTTCAGACGCACTGACAATGCGCAGCAGGCCAACCCTTATGGCCACAAGAACAAAAATGTCAGCATCGCTGCCACCACGGTTAAATCTATAGCTTCCATACTGTGAAATCACTCCAGCAGTCTTTACTTCAACGCGCAGCACACGATTGCATGGCAGCGTGGCGTGCAGATCACAGGTGCCGTCTATGTGCGAAACCTGAAGGCCAGCCATTTGCAGCTTGTAGGCCGCGTAAAACTCGCCAGCTCGACCAAGGCTGGTATCGACGCGGCCCTTTGCTCCAACTTTCTTGGCCGATGTGAGATTTACAGATTGCGCCACGGATCAAACTACCTTAACCATGAAAGTCCGACACAGAAGGCTGTAACGAAAGATGGCTTGCCGCGCTGGCCATTGATGAGGCAACCCTTATCGCTAGATGATTTGCGCACACGCTATCTCTTGTTTTAGCTAGAATTTTGACCCAAATGGCAGGCTTGGGGCCGGGTGCCTGCCAAAATCAAACCACTAGCTCGAAATGCGGCCCGTCAATAAACGGCCTACGACCCTGTGATCTGCGCAAGTCCACGTAGCTATTCATGGCCTCTTCCATCGTGCCATCCCAGTCTCTGATGTCATCAATGTGCCATGCAGCACCCCAGCGCAGCGGAACACCCAAGTCGATGGCCGCTGCCTTCATCGCATCAGCCAGGTCATCGTACAGATTTAACTCCCACGACCCACGCGAACCGACATATGCCATAAGATCCACTGCGTTGCCGCCAATGTGCTTTGACTTCATTGTCTTGCTGGCACCCTTGGCGACCAGCTCGCGCTGCTCTTCAATGGTGCGTAGCCCACATATAACGCCAAAGTCTGTTTTGGTCATGCCAATGGCTGACTTCACAACAGCAACCAATCGCTCGTCTACACCCTCAAGTTTACCAAGGCTGCGGTTGGATAATTTAAAGCTCATTTCTTTTTCCGATCCATAAAGCCTTCGGCCGCACCTGCGCCAAAGTAGAAGCCAAGAATGACAATCATCGACCAGCCAATCTGGAAGTCCTCAAGTACGCGCTGCACTTTATCTGCATCGGCCACGCGGTCCATCAAGGTGAACCCCAGAACCATTGCAAAACACGTCAGGTATGTTGCTGTGAATGAAAACGCGATCACGCGCTGGGCCAGCTTAAATGGAGCGTAAGCCTGCATGATGTCAACTTTGGCCTTGGTTTTTGCCGTGATTTCTTCTTCAGTCGAGGTGTGAAAGCTGTCGATCAAATCAATGCCTGATTTGATGACTTCACCTGATCCGAATATTTTACCGAGTATTCCCGCCATTTGTCTCTCCTATAGTGGTTTCCCTAGTTCGTCGATAGCATCCCACGTTGAGTCGAGGTCTGCCTTTAACTGTTTTAGCTTGTCGTCGATGCCATTTGTTATCAACTCGGCACGTTCGACTTTGCTGCGAAGGTCCAGCAGCGTCTTTTGCTGCTCAAGAATATTTACCATCTGAGTGCTAATCTGTGAGAGCTGCGCATTTAATCCAGATACGTTGTTGTCACCGATGGTTTGCTCCAAAGCACGGATGCGGGAGGTTGCGTCGAGAACTTCAGTGACAGATTCCTCCACTCCCCAGAAACGATTAACCACGTCGTACCCGTAATAAATGCCGCCACTAAGAGAGCCAAGCACAGGAAGGGCAGCAGCAAGATAAACTCCCTTAAACGTAAACCCGCCAACTTTAAGCTCCGTTTCATCCGCCATACGCTATGCCTGCGTTGTAGATGTCCTCTACAGTCTTGAAGTCACCGCCCAGAGCAGCACGCATAGTCAAAGTGCGGTAGGCCTTGTGGTTCTGGTTGGACATAAAGGTCATCACTAGGCTGTCGCTTGTAGCATTGTATGTCGCCGTTGCGGTCTGGTACACACGCACGTTGTTCGAATTGGCCCAGTTGTCTGCTGCCTCGGTCAGCTGAGTGTTGACCGAGGCAGCCAAGAAGCCAGCAGCCTCTTGAGCGTAGGTCTCAACGTCAGCCAGCGCAGTGTTGTACTCACTCACATCTGAACTTGTTATCGTCATGTCGGACGTGTTTAGCGTGGCCTGCAACTCTTGCCGCTCAGAAATAGTGTCCGCGTTCGCAGCCATGTCAGCCACCGCACTCACTGCCGCAAACGTAGTCGTCGCCGCAACCAGGCTATCAACGGCAACAGACAGGTTATCCAACGCCACCGCTGCGTTGTCCTTAAGCAGGTCGGCAGTGTTGTAGTATGATGCGCTCTGCACATCAGAGATGGCTGTATTGTATGCGCTCACCATTGTTGCGCTTAACTGCGCCCGCGTAACAGAGCCATCAGGTGCAATACCACCTTTGACTGCGTAGTAACTAGCCCCCGTCGCCAACGTCCGTGACAGCCTCACCTGATCCATCACCGCGTTTGCTGTTTTCTGTAGGTTCGTTATCGTCTGATCCGCTACGGCGGCGGAACTTGTCAGACAGAGAAGGCTGGCTGCGATTGCTTGTTTCAACATCAGGTAACTCCTTTCCGATCATAAGCAGGGTGTCCCAAAACACCTTATTTGATGCGTAACCTACCACAAAAACGCGAGGGTTAGAACGGTACTTTTCAAACGCATCCCTGCCGATCAATAAGCGGCCCGTTGCGATGTCATTGATAGGGCAGGGTGTATTGGCCAGCGCCATAGCTTTGAACACGCGAGCTTCAGAACACATCACTGAGATCCCTGAGACTTGCAGCCCTAATCCGCCGACAGCCTGCGGTGCGCCCATCAGGCGAGCATCTTTGCGGCGGTTGCAGTGGGCGTCTTGCTCCATCGTACCTTCAGCCATGCCAAACAGGCTCACCTGAAAACCCTTGCTGGACGGTATTAGGCAGCTATCGTTGCCGCCGCCACCCATCATGGTCGGTGCCATAGCCGTCGGCACGGGGTTGCCCATCGGACCTTGGCCACCGTTGTTGACGGTGCTGTTGGTGTTGTTGACGTTGTTACTGTCAACATTTGACTCGGCACCAATGTTGGTGTTCAGGTCTCCACTGATGTCTTGGGCGTGTACTGCGCTGGCTGTCAGTAGATACAGGCCGAACCATATGTGGCTAAATCTGGACACATGATCTCCCATGCAGCTTGCGTCTGGCCGATGTAGTGCAGCGTTTCCGCGTCCTTATTGCGCTGGCATAGCGGATCACTATTGCAGGCGGCTGTGTACGTCATAGGCTGGTTGACCGTTGTGCAGCCCGCAATAAGCAATATGGGGAGCAGGCGGATCATTTGTCAGACCTTTTTTCTATTACCATGCGTATTGCTTTTATATTCTCGTCAATTCGACCCAGCATCACAGCCTGCAATTGAGACGTTTTCTCAATCTCAATAATGCGAACCTCATGGCGAGCTATCTCGCGGGCGTTGGCCGATACCGATGCGTCGAGAGTTGACACATACCAAACAAGGCCAAGCGACTGCATGACAATGGTCACAATGACGGTGACTGGTACTGATTTTGATAGGTGCCAATTTTCGGTCATATCAGTAGCTACCTTCCCATACGCGAAGTGCGGAAAACTCATTAGACATAAGTTTGCGCTTCAGAACGTCTTTGACGGCTTCTGTATCATCCCATGATACACCAGCCTCTTTCAGCCAAACGCCCAGTAGGCCCATGCTGACATTGCCGACGTGCTTGTAGTCACTGCCGAACGCATTTTCCGTGGTTTCGCGTGCGTGCTTGGCATCCTCAAGCATCGGGGTTGCATCAAAAGTTTTCTTGATGAGGAGCATATCGTCCTCAAAGAAATACTTTTCATCAACTTTATTTGAAAGATTTGACGTTTGCATTGGACGGCTTCCGTACTGTTTTTGTTGCAGGTTTAGCGGCGACTTTGCGCTCCGGCTTAACTTCTTCCAAAACAGTCAAAATGTCAGGTCTGATCTTTGTAATCTTTGCGATCTCAGCGTCGCTCAGTACGACGGTCTCGCCCTTTTCAATACGGCCTTCGCTGCAATTCAGCTTCAGCGCGTTCACAATCACTTTTTTCATATCAGTCTCCGAGAATGGGTAAAGGGGGCGACCAGAGCCGCCCCCAATTTAACACAAATTAAGAAGTTGTGTTGTCGGCAATCATGCCGTTGGCTTTTTCGTTTTTCGCGCAAAGTGTAAGCTCAGTTACAACTTGGCGAGTTGTGTTGTCGCCAGTTTTTGCTAGTGCAACATTTTTGGTTGGACGCAATACTGCAACTTCCCACATGTTGTCCTGCATGATGAACACGTCGCGTGAACGGTTCTCGCGTGATGGCATGAACTCAACAGTACCCCAAGGTGTTACATAAACAGCCAGGGATTTGATGACGCGCTCGTCGCCAGCTTGTACTGCTGAACGCTGGTTGTTGTTACCAGTGAAGCCAAGAGCTTTGTTCATTTGGAAAGCAGACAAGTAAACTGTGTCTGGCTTGCCGCCCTCTTCCCAGATTGACTGCATAACGCCGTCAAACTTTGCTTGTGAAAACGCTGTCAAAGCAGTGGTCTCATCAGTACGTGCGTCTGTACCGTCGCCAGTAGCGTCTGCACCCTCATTCGCACCAAAGTCAGTGTTTGTGATCAACCAAGCTGGTGCGCCGGCAAGTTCACGAGCCGCTGAAGAAGAGCCAGCAACGCGAGCATTGTTGTCGAAAAGTGCTTTTTCGATGTCCAATTTTTGCTCTTTAGCGATTTTCAAAGTTTGGTATGCAACTTCTTTTGCACGACCAGCTTT